GCTGAAGACGTAGCCGTACTGGAAGTTATCGGGGGATGTCTCCATGATCCAGGTCGGCGGCAGCGGCGGGGTCTTGGACTTGGTGCCGATATCGTCCAGCACCATCACGGCCACGTACTCGCAATTAGCTGACGCTGCAGACACCCGGCCCTCGACAAAGCGGTCGCAGATGAAGGAGGCGGTATTGCCGTACCAAGCCTGGCCCTTACGGACACCGTGCGACGGCAGGTAGGAGGGCCAGGTGGCCTTGACGGCTCCATCGGCATGATACTGGCGCTCACCGCCCCGTAACTGTGGTTTTTGCTGCACAAAAAGCATCGTCTCGCCCTCGGGCGCCAGACTGGTGATAAAATCTAGGAATTGCATTGCCATCCTTTGCGCCGCCCCTGACCGGGCGGCGTTTTTATTTGCCGTAACGCGGCATCGTCTTGATCCCAGCGGCCAGCGGTAGGCCGGTGGCCCAAGCTGGCGGCGTAGTCATCACCCTACGCACTTCCTCCTCTGAGCCGCCCTCGACGACGATCTCGTCATGGACGTGCAGAACTACACCATCGAGCTGTCGCAGGGCAAACCGGAGGAGGTCATTGGCGACGGCCTGCGTCACATTCTCGCAGGCCAAGCCCTTCCAAAGTCGGGCGCGCGGCCATTCTTTAGCGTCCTGGGCAGGCTTCCATGATGCCTTGGCATAGCTGATGCCGTCGTCCTCCAGCCGGGCAAACGGGTAGCAAAGCACCCGGCCTGAAGGTAGAGCGTACCAGAGATGCAGACCGTCGAACAGGTAGGTAACCCGCCCGGCAGCAAACTCATTATTTTTATTTCGCATGGCCCTGGTGTACTGCTGCTCGAGCTGCGACCAGAAGCCGACGGCCCACTGATTGTTGCGGCGCCAGGCGTCCACCATGCGCTTGGAGTCGGCCTCGGACAGGCGCACACTGTAGATTCTGGCCATCGACGCGAAGGCGCCCACGCCACCCGCGAACCCGCAGGCCAGCTCCTGCACCTTGCCGATCTGACGCTGGGCGGACTCGCCGTCTCGGTCGTAGTCGGCCTTGATGTCGTCATAGGTGCGCTGGAAAGTACCGGCGGCATTGACGATGTAGGGGTCAAGGCCCGACTCGAAAATGTCCAACTTGGCCTGGCCCGTCCCAGACAACCAAGGGTTTACCCTAGCTTCGATGGATGACCAGTCGGCAACAACTAGGTGTTTACCCTTGGCCGGTATCAGTGCAGGCCGTAGCATCCCCCGGAGGACATCGGTAACTCGCTGGCCGAACTTGGGGACGATGCTGTGTCCCCGGCACATTGCAGCCCGGACATCCTCGGGTGCTTTGGCGCACTTGCGGGTGAAGTTATGGACCTGCGCCCCATAGCTAGATGCGCGGCCAGTAGCTGAGCCTCCAGCGAAAACAAAAGCACCCCTAACTCGACTGTCCTCCTCATCTGCAAGCTGCGCGAGTCGGGCGAACTTGGCGACTGATGAGGCCCACAGGTCGTCGGCGCACTGGATGATTTCTTGGACATCAGGTGGTACTCCATCACAGTTAAGAAGGTTGGCGCGGACGGTCTTGTCGATGCTGACCTTATCGTCCTTCTGCATCAGCGCACGGGCCTCGGGGCCAACTCTGTCCCAGACCCACTGGCGCATCTTAGGTGAGCGTACCGAGGTCAGCTCACCCTCTGACACCTCCTTGACAATCTGGGCAATCTCAGCGGCCTCTGTGGCGGCGTAGGACACGGCTGCACGGCAGAGCGGCACATCGACCAGGACGCCACGGTCGTTGATGCGCTCGTTGACATGGTAGTCCAGTAGCTCCTCCTCGGACAGTGGGCGCATGGCCTGGCTGATGGCCCTCATGGCCCGGACATCCTGCTCACAATAGGCCACCATCTCGGCGGTCAGCTCAGCCGACTCTTGGAAGGGCGGGACGCACATCTTGCGGATGAGGGCAGCGCCTCGGTGGTCCTTCTTCATGGACGCACCCATGAACCGGCCCACGTCCTCCAGCGACCCTGGCGCACAATTGGCACGGGCCTGTGCTGCGGTGCAGTAGAACTGCTCTAGCGGGATGTTGACCTGCAAGACGTACCAGCAGATCAGCCGCTCAAAGGCAGCGTTGTGCGCCATGATGCGGTGGCCGGTCAGGTCGGGCAGTGGCTGGCCGGGGAGCCAGGTCAGCACCTCACCGTCATCGACGGCGTAGGACATACACAGCACCTCGGTCGTGAGGTCTTGCGCGTAGTTGTAGACGCCGCGACTTTTTAGGTCGCAGGCAGAGCGTGTTTCAAAGTCGAGCCAGATCATTTTTCAAAGCCCCCTGTCACGGGGCTTCAAAAACTAAGCTGCTACGCGACGGCGACGGCCAGCAGGCGCCTCCACCTCGGGTTCACCCTCCATACTTATCCACTCGACAATCTCAAACACCGGGGTGTAAATCTTGCCGTAGGACTTGTGCTGGTAGTGATCCTTCTTCAACTTCACGACAGCAACTGGCTTAGTCTGATCTACATCGACCTGCTCGGCCAGCGCAGCGGCGATAGCCTGGACGCCACGCTTACCGCCCACCGAGGTGGTGGTGTAGCGCACTTCCATACCCTTATCGTCGCCCGACACGCACTTCAGGCTCATGCCAATCTGCTGCTCCCAGCCACGCTTGGCTGATGGCGGCGCATCTTCAATCTCTGGCAGCGGCTGGCTGACCGCTACCATCTTCTCGCCCAACACCTCACCGTCGCCCCAGGCGATGAAGCCGTGGACGAAAGAGAAGGGGTTGACGGCCCAAGTCGAGTCATCCTCGACCTCGGTCTGGTCGGCACCAAACACCCAATGGCCGGTCTTGTCCATCTTGAGGATGACAGCACCGGACGCCGAAACGGCCATGCTTTTAAGAGCGGAGGATAAGGTACTGATAGCTGGCAGACCAGCTTTGGAGAACACTGAAATATTACTCACGATTTTCCTTTAGACTAGTTTAGAGAGACGGGCAAGTTGTTTGCCCAGCAAAAGCACCTCGGGGCGAGGGTCATCCTCGCTTGCCAAGGTGTTACCCGAACTGATGGCGACGACCACATCGACAGGCAGGGCGAGCTTGCGCTTTTTCAGCACCTTCTCAACCTTCGCTGGCGACATGATAGATGTCTCCATCACTTCAGATTCTTCAAGGCCCAACGCGAACAAGGCTACCTTGGCCTTGTCCTCGTCGGTCCACTGTCTGATCGCGCGTTTGGCGACCAGTTTGTAATCTGGCAGTTTAGCACCCGACTCCATCATGGACAGCGCCAGCTCGCGCAGGCTGGATATCCACGTCTCCAGCAGGTCGGCGTTCTTGAGGTAGTCGCTGATCAAGTTCTTGTCGAGCTTGTCTATCTTGACGGCGATAGCCCGGTCAACGGCGCCGGTCATATTTGGGCAGATGGGCTTGGCTGGGCAGAACCGGCAGTGGTCGCCCACCATTAGCTGCGCGTCAGGCAGGGCCGACTGCTTGACGGCCTGCACCAGCTCACGCTCGAACTGCCTGATGCGCTCGGGTGTGGTCACCCAACGCCGCACCATCGGCGGCTGGATGATGACGCACTCCACCTCAGTGGCGCCATCAAACGCCCATGCCGACTCTTGCGTCCGCATGGCGGCAGCAGCGTAGAACATAAGCTGCGCGTTCTCCTCGGCGTCCACGATCACACCGTCGCCAAACTTCCAGTCCAGCACGATGGCCCGGTTGCCTATGCGGCCAATCAGGTCGGTCGAGCCGAACACGCCCGGCAGCAAGTCGCCAAAGCCGACGCGCGTCTCTGTGGCGAAGTTCATCTCCTCCGCAGGGTCAACTTCGTTCAGCAGCGCCAGTGCCGACTTCAGCTTCTCGCAATGGTCTTCGCTCAGCGCCACACCGTTGAAGTTCTTGTCGAGCAGGCTGTAGGGGCTGGCGTCACCGTCGTTGACCAGGTAGTCGATGGCTGAGTGCAGGGCCGTACCCTCGGCCATGTACTTGTTCTCCACCTGCGGCGGCATCTGCGCCACTAGGGCCACACTGCCGGGGCAGGCTATCACGCGCTTGGCGGTCGAGCCGCCGACGATCTTACTGTGGTTCACTGGTGTACTCCAAGGCTTGCAGTTTGCTGATGAGTTCGTTGATTTGGAACACGGACTTGTCGAAGTCTTCTTGCACCTTTGCTTTTTGGGCTTGCAGCGCGGCGATCTTCTGGGCGGTGGGGTCGTAGTTTTCGGGCACGTCGAACTCAATGTCTTGTTCGCAAACCAAGGTCAGGTTAGCCGTGTCTGGTGTGCGAAAACTGTAGGCGGCAAACGTCCCCACCTTGTCAAATGAGTACTTTGAGAAGTACACATACATCTTAATAGCTGTTTTCATGGACTCTACTTTCGTTGTTACCCGGATTGGGTGAACGAATAGTAGCACAAAAATAATTTTGTGCAAAACTTTTTTTCTGTGATAAAGTTCAATACATGGAAAAACACATTGAAGCCTACCTTGTCAAGCGCGTCAAAGCACTCGGCGGCATAGCCTACAAGTGGCGCGGCCACGGCGGCGTAGCTGACCGCATCGTGGTGCTGCCCGGCGGCGTGGTGTGGTTCGTGGAAGTTAAGACCGTCGGCGGTCGGCTGTCCGCGCTACAGAAAGTCTTTGCCGCCGACATGGCGCGGCTGAACCAACGGTACTGTGTGCTGTGGACAAAGGAACAAGTAGATGAATTTACGACCCTACCAAGAACAGGCAGTTGACTTCCTGTTTGAGTTGGAATCTAAAAAATGATTCATTACCACGGGCTACCCATAACGCCAGCAACTGCTGCGGCAAAAGCTGTTGATGCAGGACACGCGTTTGTTAGTTTTGCCCATTCAGACCAACTAGGCATAGCTGTAGAAGTGTGCCAATCATTTGCGGTTGACAACGGCGCTTTTTCCGCGTGGAAAGCTGGCCGACCCGTTACCGACTGGCGCCCGTTCTATGAGTGGGCCGAGTCGTGCAGACGCATCCCGTCTTGTGACTTCGCTGTCATCCCGGACGTTATTGACGGCGATGAGGATGCCAATGACGCGCTGTTGGACGAGTGGCCGCTGGGCGCCGCTTTTGGCGCGCCGGTGTGGCACATGCACGAATCATTAGATAGGCTAGAGCGAATGGCCGCAACCTACTTACGGGTTTGCCTTGGTAGCAGCGGGCAATACGCCACAGTAGGAAACGACGCGTGGTGGGC